CTATGGTATCTGACATAGAGACCATGCAAGTTATTGTGGTGTTTAATCCTAAGATTATTAAAGAGTATGATAGAAAAGAAAAGATGGAAGAAGGATGTCTATCCTATCCAGAGACATTCTTAGCGATAGAAAGACCATGGGGTATCGTGGTCAAGTTCGAGGACGAATATAAGAGAGTACATAAAGTTAAAATGGAAGGATTGATGGCAAGAATATTTCAGCACGAATACGATCACATGGAGGGAATTAACTTTACCCAGAAATAAAAAAAGACCCCCTAAGGGGTCTTTATTATTTTAAATCTATCTCAGGAGATCCGAACATATTTTCCTACAACTGTTCGTCGTGCTATCGCAGTCAATTAGACATTCGAAGTAGTCGTCTATTAGGTCGTCTGTAGTATTGTACAGGGGTAGCGTCTCAACATGATTCCATTGTGCTAATTGGTTATGAGATATTCTCATGGTCTTTCCTCCTAACTTTAACCCATAATATAGAGGGCTTTCAGTGCATCTGGTTGCTCCGTGTGTAGGTTTCCCTGACTGCCATTATTTAGTCAGCAAACCACCATTTTGTCACAAAAATTTATGCCTAGTCCTTCTTCTTTTTCTTTTTCTTAAGAGGGGGTAAACCTTTCTTTTCTCTATATTCATTTGCTTTGATCTCCCACCTATTAGTATGAGGAGGAGTCCTTCCTAGTATTGCATTGACCTTAGCAACTCCTTTCTTAGCCAATGGTTTAAATACTTTCATCAAAGCATCGGCAAGAGGTTTTGCTAACAACGCTGACGCTGCTGCAGTAGTAGCAATCGCTGCTGTAGTTGTGACCACAGAGAGTTCTGGAACATACTCACTGATGACAATTGGTTCAGGAGGTTGTTCTATAATTTGTTCTGTTGGTGGTTCTACTTTCTCTATACATTGTTTAGTAATAGGATCCCTGACCTTAGGTCTAACACAAGGGGTATCTGGTACTTCTGGTGGAGGTGGTACTGGTGGAGGTTCTATCTTAAAGTCTGGTTTATATTCTTCTTGCTGAAATTCTAATTCATCTGAAACATAATCTATAGGATTAAATGATGGTGTACCTGCGTCACAGAATGTCTGTACACCTTTAGGATCATCATCCATTAGTTCATCATTCTTTCCTTTATTATCCTTGTGTGCTTCCACACAACCAGGTATATTAACAATAGGTTTACCCAGTTCAGTAACAACTGGAACTGTAACACTGTTGACAACAGGTGGGTTATTATTCTGTACCTGTATCTCTCCATTAAAAGACCCCCTGATCTCTATCACTGGGATATCGACCTGTACATTAGGTACAGCAGGGGGTTGTATTTGATTAATCTCCTGTACCCTTACAAATATATCCTGTATAGGGTCAGACATTTATGGTATAGGATTACTAGGTGCAGGTAATGCTGGTCCTGTGGTAGGGGGAACTGAAGGTACAGCAGGTAATGCTGTCTTAACTAAACCAGGTAATGCCTTTTGTAATTCTTCGGCAACTCTTACTTTAGTTGCTTCCACAATAGCATCTTTTCTGATGAATACATATCCACCAAGACCAACTACACCAAGTGCTACAGCACCTGAGAAGATGGCAATTCCATTAATAATTTTTTGCATGATCTAATCCTCGTTGTCATGTTCTTGTGAGTATATAGGAGGTCCTAGAGTCTTGTACTCTAACTGTTTCCTAAGAAACGTTATCTCTGCTTTTAGTTCATCAATCTTCTTGATGTTTATGTCGATCTCCTCTTGGTAGATGTGAATCATACTTTCCAGTCGTTCGTTTTCAGAAATTAGTTCGTGATATGGTCTAATATCATTATAGTTCATGTACAATAATAACATGAACTATTATTTATAGCAAGTTAGCAGTTCTCGTTGAGTTCTTCTGCCATCTGTTCACCAATGTCTGCACCTTGATTGCCACCAAACATTGCTACCCAACCTGCAGCAACCCAACCTATGAATGGTATGCCACTCACAGCAGGTGCAGCAGCAGCACCAACACTTGTACCTACAAGTCTACCTGTTCCTTTTGCAGCACCAACTGCTTCGATACAGGCAACAGTCTTATCAGATACTTCACCGCCACCACCTTTTACGATAGTAGATGGGTCTTGCCATGATCTCTTGTTAGAGACAGGTCCGCCCTGATTGGTCTTACCATCCATTACATACTCCTCAACAATCTGAGTTGTATTGTTTGCTAGTCCTAAGAAACCACCCTTCTTCTTGATGTCCTTAGTGATATGCATTGTCTTGGGATCGTTAGCAGTGTAACTGATCTTATATCCTTCCTTATTTGCAGAGACAACATAAGATGTATAGTCACCCACTGGTGGAGTCATTATTGGTATCTCTGATCCTTTTCTTGTTGCTAGTAAACCTATCATTCCGATGTGTGATATACCGAAGATAGTTCCTAGACTAATTCCAATCCACTTGTTCATTGTTTTACTTTGTATCTGGGACTATCTTCACAGGACCTTGCTCTATTCTAATAGTCTGTGCAGGTGCAGTTTCTGATGCCTTAGCAATAAGGAATTCCATATCTTTCTTAGATATGTTAGCTCCTCCATTACCATTTTCACCATTCTTTTTCTTACCTCCTGCAGCGACCCCGAAGGTAGCTAAAGTTCCAGTAAAGACCGAAGCTATGAAAGTTGGATCAATTCTCTCTCCTCTCTCGTAGCCTGGGATTTTAACATAATTTAAAGTCAAAATTCCTGCGGACCAGACGAGAACGACCACTCTTATTAAAGTCGCTAAGTATTGGAGTTGTTCCTCCTTATCGTCAACTTTCTCTTTTAGTTTACCGAGGATACCTTTTGGTTTTTCCTCTTTCTTTATTTCAGCCATAAATCATCACAACCTCTCAGCCTATTTATCAAATAAATTATTACCAATTACTAAATCGTCTATACCTTTCTTAGAAAACATCTCCTTCGCCTCCCAAATCCTAGACGCTATGGGCGATCCCCCGATATTTAAAGAAGTATTAAGAAGTACAGAGTCACCTGTAATTTCTTTATATTTCCTTAAGAGTCTAGCAAAACTATCATCACCATCAACTGTCTGAATCCTACAAGATCCATCTACATGTGTGACTGATGTGAGTTCTTTATCTAATACGGGTACTGATGTGTTCATGTACGGGGAGTCACCATCGTAATCAAAATACTTAGAGGTATCTTCCTTCAGTACAGCAGCACCAAATGGTCTAAATGATTCTCTATGCTTGACTCTAGCGTTAAGAAAATCCTTGGCCCTGCGGTTCCTTGCTTGCATCAAAATACTTCTATGTCCTAGAGCACGGGGACCAATCTCTCCATGTCCCTGATACCAAGCTACTATCCTACCATCCCGTAATGAGATAGCTGCCTTCTCTATAGTACTATCATCTGGTTCATCCTCTGGTGCTTCATCATCTTGCCAGAATGGGAACCCTTCATTACTAAATGGTTCCTCATGGAACCTTCTTCTTAAAAATTCTACTGCTCCTAAGGATAAACCACAGTCATTTGCATGAGGTGGTATCAGGACTTGCTGACCTGTTTTCCTGATCTTACCATTAAAGTTGCAATTCTGTGCAACACCACCACTATACCCAATGATGTCATCGCCACCAACGGGATGGCTGAGATATAAAGCAAGCTGGTCTCCAGTGTATTCATGAACTGTCCTTAACCAATTAATATCAAAGTCTTTATCCCACTTCCTGTGCCACGATTTATAATTCCAAATACCTTTTATATTAGTAAAACCGTAATGAGATATCTTATCATAATACTCTCTATCTATAAGACCATAAGCAGCAAGTCCCATGACTTTACCTGCTAAATCTAATCCTTGTGGGTCTGCTTTTAGTCCTACCTGTATACCTACGTTAGCCATCTCTTTACCGATGGATCCATATTCCTCTGCACTATGAGTCAGTGACACTTTTTCACCCTGTATCAGGGAGAATGAGTGGTCATCATTACCAAACCCATCATAAACATAACCAGTATGAGGTACTTCCCCAACTGGCCAAATGCTTAAGTGATGTGCATAGTGGTGGTCTACTGCAAACGTCCTGCAGGGAAACCCCATCTCTAATTCTCTATATGATTCTCCTTGTTCGAAATTGATATCATCTGTAATGATAGCAATAGCATCTAAATCATCTACCTTGACACCCCAAGAGTCTAGGACATCTTCCCATTGCCATATGTTGTCCCATCCATGATGTTTTATACCGTATAACCTTTCCGTTGCACAATACTTAACCTTCTTACCGTCGGTGTAAGTGACATTGGAATCGTGGTCATCGATTCTCAATCCAAGAAACTTCATTCAGCAGCGACCTTCTTCTTCCCAATATTATATTTGGATTCTAAAGTCCAGTCTCCTTTGTCTTTATAACTAAGTACCTTGATCTGATTCAGAGGTGCTATCTCTGTGGGTTGAGTTGCTAGTTCTACTAGACCCCAATCAAATAGTAGTTTTGTAATTCTGTTCCTACGTTCTACATCGTTCTTAGTTATGTTTGCAGGTTTACCATCTAGTGCAAACAATTCCTTAAAATGAACTATGTAATACTTGCCCTTCTTGTGTAGGATATGGCAAGATTGATATAGTTTTTTCTCTTTCCTTGATGCTACACCTATTCTAGTAAGTGTCTCTCTTATTTTGAGAAAGTCATCAGGTTCTTTTAATGAAACCTCAAGCATCATATCTTGAGACCAGTTGATCTCGTCACTCATTTTATTCCTCCAGTATCAAGTTTCGCTTTGATGACTTCTAATTCTTCTTTTGAGAGTATAGAAAGAGCAGTTCTAGCTTTCTCATTACTATATCCATAGAACTCTTTAACGAGTTCCAAATCATTATCAGTCGATTGTTTTTGCCAAGGAGAAAATCTCTTTGATTTCCTAATACTATATAGAAAATAATGATATTGGAGAGCGTTATCTAAGTTATAATATCGATTCATTTCATTGACATGAATGATACAGTCCATGTGACTAGATAACATCTTGTTAACCACATACTTAGGATACTTCTTCATAGCACGTTCATTGTCCTCAAGTTTTCCCATCTTAAGGTTGATGCCATTTAGATAATCTTTTAGGGGAAACTCAAACTCTGCCATAAAGTAATGCCTCAAGTGGATTTGGTGGTTGTATATCGTAGTTTGATATCAGCAGTTCTTGCTTCTTATTATTAGCACGATGCTGCATACCATACGTTAGTGTAAAATATTTCTGGTTATAGTTACTATATAATTTTTCTATCTCATCGTCAACATTGTATGTAATCATCCATCTGTATGCACATACACTACAGTCATCATAGAATCTCTGGTGATCAAAGTTCTTATGCAGATCTGCTTTGGTACCATATAAAAACGATTTGATTTTGTATGGTGGATCTAAGAACACAAATGGATTAGGATGCTGATCGTTATCAAGTTCATCTTCCATCAAGTCTTTGTAATCTAAGTTGGTAATAGTCCAGTTCTTTATGATATCTGGATACTTTCTAAGATTACCTGCACCCCTAAGAGAAAAGTTCTGATTAGATGCTGATTCAGAGAACGCAGAGTTCTCAGTTAAGCCAGAATAAGAACACTTATTAAGAACCCAAAAAAGAATAGCTTGGCGAAAAGAGTCTGCGGACTGTATTTCATCTTTTGCTCCATTAAAAAGAGACTTTGCTGAGATTGGGTCAGGATGATCCTTTTTGATAGCGATGCAAGCATCTGATAAGTCTTGTCCATCTGATTGTAATACTCTCCAGAAATTATAAAGGTAATCATATTTGTCGTTCACCCATACTGGTACGTCAGGGTGTAACTGACTAAAGTATAGTGCCATGGAAGCACCACCTATGAAAGGTTCTCTGTACTCCTCAATTTGAGCAGGAAACCATTTATATAACTGTGCTGCTGCCCTTGATTTACCACCAGGATAGCGTAGTGGTGTCTTCAGTAGTTTCATAATACATGCATTTGTGCCATAGGTATACCCTGTGGCCCTGCGTTCACTCTACCATGGGGCAAAGTGTTAAATGACATGGTGTAACGATCAACACCTAGTGGATTAGGATTACTAAAGTGACGTAACCAACCAGGAAATACTAATAGTTTACCACGCTCTGCCTTAAAGTTCTCAGTAGGACCATCAAAATTATCACGAATAATTTCGAGTGTATCGAGGTTCCTTATATCTACTGGGTCTTGGAAAACAGTGTCCGAACCTTCTGTGAAATAGAAGACCCCAGAGAGATAGCTATAAGGGTGACGATGCAAAGGATGACCAGCCCCTGATCCAGAGGGTGCGAAGTTTGCCCATGCGAGTGAGATTCTGAGTTCCTCGACTTGGAGGAAGAGTTCTGATCTGATGTCATCTACAGCGTCTAAAAAGAAATTAATTAAGGGTTGCATCTCTGGATCTTTATGTATGTCACCCTTACTGGTGCGAACACCTGCAGGATAATTATACATTTGGAATTCCAAAGTCTTTATATAATTAAGTGCTTGATCTATCGCTTGATCATCATCGATACGATACTCATACACTCTAGTAGGAAATATGTCATGGTGTGTCTTCATTTAAACTCACAACGCATCATTAACTCTGTAAGAAATGCCACAAGATTAATTTCCTGATCCATGACGAAGGTTGCTTTGTACTGGTACTCACCAATAACTAGCACTGCTTCTGGTATAGACTTAGGAAGTAGATATGTATAGAGGTTATCATAGATCTTACGCATGATAACTTGTGGTTCATTATCTATATTAGATGTGACCCACTTCTTCATGTTAGTAAACTCACGATTCCTGAGATACCCTATAAGATCACTGATCTTAACATCACTAACCTGTGCCAAGATACCTGTATCTATTCTACCCTTAGCAGCATACCTCTGCAACTCATTAAGAGTTCTTCTAAAGTCAGGAAAATGTTTTTGTATTACTTCTGCAACTACCTTGAGTTCGAACTCAATATTTTCTTGCTCAAGTATATTATTAATTCTTTTAAGGAATGCACTTGCTAACTGTGCTTTCTCTTTACCTTTAATATGGAAATCAACTACAGAACACCTAGAGTGTAGAGGTTCTATGATTTTATTTTTATAATTACATGTGAAGATGAACCGACAGTTCTTTTGGAACTCCTCAATCGACGCACGGAGTAAGAGTTGTACGTCTGGGGTCGTATTATCTGCCTCATCCACAATGATAATCTTAGTACCTGATGAAGATGTAAGAGAAACAGTAGAAGCAAAGGTCTTTGCCTGATTGCGTACAGTGTCCAAGAATCTACCCTCATCAGACCCATTAATGACATAGTAATCTGCTCCTAATTCTTTACATAATGCCTTAGCAATAGTAGTTTTACCGATCCCTGCAGGACCAGACAACAATAGGTTGGGGATCTGTCCTTGCTCTAAGAATCCTTTAAACATTTTCTTGGATTCATCAGGCAAGATGCAATCATCCACCGTTTCGGGTCGATATTTCTCAACCCATAAAAAATCATTCATAATAAAATTAAACCCATGAAGGTTTACGATCAGGTTTCCTCAGGTAATTATCGCATACCCAAGGTTTAGATGCAATATACTGTTTGTATGCATCAAATGTTGTAATAGATGTATCATACTTCCACTGGTCAGGCATAGCACGAGTCCATTCAGTAGGATCTGTGTCCTGAGGAGGGAAGATCTGAGTACAATGTGCAATAGTTGATTGACAACTGTGTATCTTACCATACCTATGAGTATATTCATAGCATAAAGCAAGACCGTGTAATATTAACCATGTATAATGATCTTGTGCCCAGATAGTACATGGGTGGTTACGAAATGCACCCTTATCTGTAGCATAAAAACCACCAGATTTCTTAGGTAACCTACCAAAACCATGACCCCACTTCTCAGATGCAACAATAGATAACATTTGGCATGTTTCTAGTGGCATCTTGACGATGTGTTTGTCAGGTAGTGCCTGTGCTGAAGCAACAGGATCAGAGGAGGTTACAAAAATGTTCATCTACGTTTGGAAAACTTGTTGTCCATCTTTATCTTAACATAATACATTCCAATTATCCATAGGGAAAATAATAATCCCTCAAAATAACCCATGGTATTCCATGCGTCTACTGCTGCATTCATTTCACATACTCCTCATGTAATTCACACCCAATATAATGTCTATTGAGTGATTTGGCAACCCTTGCAGTGGTTCCTGATCCCATAAATGGATCAAGAATTATATCACCCTCTTTACTACCTGCCTTAATGCAAGGTTCGATTAAGTCAGGAGGGTATACAGCGAAGTGAGTCTTCATCTTACTAGGTTTGTTAGTAACAGACCAAACACTACGCTTATTCTTCTTAGGATAACTCTTAGTCAATCCAGTATGAGGGTTGAGACCAGTTCCAGGATTGTGATACTTACCACTCTTCCTGTTCCTAGTACCCCAATCCTTAGCAGGTTCTTTAATTGCTTCATTATCATAAAAATATTTCTTATTCTTACTGAGTAAGAAGATATATTCATGTGATTTTGTGCAACGATCCCTTACTGATTCTGGCATCGGGTTTGGTTTGTGCCATATAATGTCTTGACGTAGATACCACCCATCAGCACGGAGAGCAAACGCAAGCATCCAAGGAATACCGATGAGATCTTTTTCTTTGAGTCCATCTATCTTGTTACCTCTTCTAGGACAATTAGTTGGGTGGTCTTGATCGCTAGTAGCAAGTGTTTGTTTTGCTAATGCTTGACCTTTACCAGGTCTATAGTTGTAATAACTATCACCTATGTTAACCCATAGTGTACCATCGTCAGTTAATACATCCCTAACTGATCTGAACACTTCCACCAACTGTTGTATATATTCTTCTGGTGATTGTTCTTGACCTATTTGATTATCTTCATCCCCATAATTTCTTAACCCATAGTAAGGAGGTGAGGTTACACACATCCTTACTTTCTCATCGATTGTCTTGAGGGTCTCTCGACAATCACCAACTAATGTGACATCAATACTCACTATCTGGCTCCAATGCAATCAGATATTCTAATGATGACACATTATCCTCAGCAGCTTTACTTATGACACCAGTAAACTTGGCAACCTTACACTCATATATGTCTAACTTATATGATGTACATAGTTTTCCTGGTCTTATTACACTTAGGTTCTCGATCTTGAGACAGAAACAAAACTCTCGATCAACTGAACCTAACTCTATTTCTAGAGAGTTAGATGCTGAGTTCCTTTTATCAGTGACAATAGCAGAAAGCTTGCCTTGGTTACCAGTGAAACAAATATCTGGCAACTGATAAGTGGATGCTATTCTCTGAATCTGATTAAGGTTCGTAACGTCCAACGAAGTTGATACAACTGGGTCACCCATGTCCTGTATACTATCAGGAGGTTGAGTAACCATGCGTTCTTCAGCATAGTAATACTTAATAAGACTACGCTTCGAAACAATATCTACACGTTGTTCTTGGAACTCAACGTCACCATTTTCCAACGTCTTGATACTGTTAATCAGGTTACCTAGATCATAGATCGGTGCCTGTTTCTTAAAAGTAAACGCAGGGAAATCTGCAGCAGCAAGAATGTTCTTGTTGTTTGAGATTGTTGCAACTTTGTTGCCTGGTTTAAACACAATAGAAGGGTTAATTTCTCTGAAAGAAGTCAACACTTCCATTTCATAATCAGTAAATTTCATCAATAGCTTAACTCCTGAGATGGGATGTCATTTATGGGTTGGTCATCAGGATAAGATGTTCCTGAGAAGTAATATAATAGTATAGCATAATGAATGATTTTTAGCACGTCATTTTTATGCTGTCCTTTTTTAGCATACCTAGAAGCATACTTAATAATATTGGATTGACAGAACGCTTCTGCTGTACCGATAGCCTCAAGTAGGTCTAAGGTCTGTACACTCTTCTCATCTTTAGAATAGTGTGATCTGTATGTGCCACCAATATAGTCTTGCACAATTTTAATAGTTTCGTTTTCCCTATACTTCATGAGAATCTTTCTAGTTGAGTAAAATAAACATCATCACATTCGACATGAGATAATGCTTCTCTGACAAATGGATTTCTAACATTTGATTGGTTCCACCAGTGAACAACCTGTCTTGTTCCGCTAGTGACTGGTCTTACTTGATGTACTATACCAGTTGGATAGACTACTGCCCATCCTGCAGGTAACTTAGTATACACCGAGTAGTCACCTAAACGCAACTCTAACTCTCCACCTTCGTAATCTTCATTAAGAAACAGTGTGGTGGAGACATCGAGTCGCATACCATCAGAGTTTGCAATTTCATCAGAGTGCCAACCATAATTATCTCCATGGAGATATTCTTTATAAGTGAACCCTGATCTGTAATTGCTACATGTAAGTGCATCATGGTCTGATTGATCAACATACATGTCAAGGATACCATCCTCGTGACTAAATCCTTTCATTTCTATACAGGACTTGAGGTGGTTTCCTACCACCTCTGCCTGTAGATTGCTAGTAAGAACTTGGTCTATCTGCTTCTGATTCAGAATTTTGATCTTGTGTAGCATATGCGTCAGGTAGGTCTACTTTAGCGTCGATTTTGGTGTAGAGTTCTAAGAATGACTCCTTAGTCTCATCGTCAAAGCGGTTTAAACATACTTTAAGTGCCTTCATACGGTCTTTAAAGATGGCAAACGCACGGATTACATGAACCAATCTACGAGTTGAGATTACTTCATCGACCCCACCTTCAGCGAAGGTCTTACGGATGATCTCTGCCCATGTAACGAGATTCTCTGTGTACTCATCGTCACAGCAGTTTAATTCTGTGCAATAGTTGTTAAGAATCTTCTTCTCATAGTTAACATTAGGGTATTCTTGCTCAAATGTCAAGGGGAACCTCTCTAGGAATGCTTCATTCAGTACATTAGTACCAACGAACCTACCATCGTCAGATCCTTTACCCTTAGTGTTAGCAGTTGCGATAACTGTAAATCCTGGAGCAGGTTTTACATACTTCCCAACCTTCTTGAGGAATACACCCTTGCCTTCCAAAATTGATTGTAGGCAGAGGATCTTATTACTGGCGAGGTCAAGTTCGTCGAGTAAGAGAACTGCTCCACGTTGGAGTGCTTCGATGACAGGACCGTTGTGCCAAACAGTTGACCCATCAACAAGACGGAAACCACCAATAAGATCATCTTCATCTGTTTCTACTGTAATGTTTACACGAATAAGGTCTCTACCTAACTGAGCACATGATTGCTCTACACCGAATGTCTTACCGTTGCCAGACAATCCTGTGATGAATATAGGATAGAAGATCTTGGATTTTATAACCTTCTTAAGGTCGTTAAATGTACCGAATGGAACATAGTTTGGATCCTTATCGGGTACTAAGTCCTTACTTGCTAAGTAGGATGGGTCAAATGAATCAACGAGTTGAGTCTTTGGTTGAGTTGACTCTTTGTAAGTCTTTTCTAATGCTTCACGAACTGTGAATGTCCAGTTACCCTTGCTTGTCTTCTGCACTAGGTTGGAACATGATCTAGTAAGTCTTGCATATATGCTAGGAGTCTTTACTCCGAAATGTTTTGCTGCGTCTGCTACTCTCTTACTTGTAAAGTCACCCTTGTCTGGGGATAGGAAGTTTAGCAGATCGTCATTGCTGAATGTTGATGTGAAAGGCATTGGATGTTTGTTTCTATAGTATTATAATATAGCCATATGGCTACGATATCAAGTGATAGTGGACACTAATAATAGTGTCACGCTATCTGTCCTGCGAAGGTTGATAGGAGTCTTCTGTTAGACCCTTTACCCTTAAGAGATTTCTTAAAAGCATTCCTCAAGTCACGCTTATTTGGGTTCTCCTTGACCTCCATGGTTGTTTCCTCGGTCTTAGGTGGAGCGATAACATACAACTCAGAGTATGCTGCTGATTTTACAATGGCAAGTCTGTCTTTCTTCCACTGTTTCTTGTACTCTTCTTGCTCCCAGATACCTTGACGGTTTAAGTAAGAACTGAACTCTCTTGGTGAGCAAAGACGGAACCCAATTACGTTGCACCATGTGTATCTGTCTCTGATTACTCTAATAAGTGCTGAAGTCATACCATAACCACCATTTCTGATCTCTGTGTAGTACCTACCAGTTTTCTTATCTCTAAGAATAGTATTGTGACCACAGTGATACTCATAGTTTCTGTCAACGTAATCAGTTTTTTGATGTACATAACCAATTTGCTGTGCTTCACCATCAGATAGAACAACTAAGTGACATTTTTCTACACCATGTGCTGTTTTCCACTTAGGTAAAAGATCTGCCATAGTTGCTAGTCCTTCGTTAAGTGGAGTTCCACCTAGTCCTAGGAAGTGTGGTGGTTGTGGTACTCTCATTGAGTCATAACTGTAACCATGATATCTTGAGAAGTACTTTCCAATTCTGAAAAGATTTCTAGCATGTCTAGCAAACTCTTTATTGTTAACTTCACTTGTCAAGAAGTTGTATAGTCTGAATCTTGCGTCCATCCATAGGTCACCTAGGTCTTGCTTTGCAATCTTCTCAAGAGTATCACGATCTCTATATCCATAGTAACCATCATGCTCACATACGAAAGCATATACATCGAATGGGATGTTAACTTTATTACAGAACTGACATAAGTTGATAAGTTGCTTGATGGTAGGGAATATTTCGTTGCTCATAGAACCAGACCAATCAAGTAGGAATACTAGACCATGGTTTTTACCATTTGGTACTGCTGTAATTTTTCTGAAGATGTCATCAGAGTACTTGTACTTGTGAAGTTTAGTTGTATCAAGTGTACCAGTTCTTGATTCTGCAGAACGTGCATGTGATGTTGCTGCTTTCTTACACTCGAACTCTTTTACAAGGTATGATACGTCTTTTTTAGATCCTTGTATGAACTCATGATACTCTCTGTCAATCCAATCAAAACTAACTGTACCATCATGGATTTGTGTATCTTCTCTCCAGATTTGCTCACATTTGTCCCAGATATAGTCAGGTTTTACAACAACTTTATCAGATTTTACTGTAGGAACGTTAGTGTAAATTGACTCATAACCATCTGTCTTTGCCATCTCTTGAGTTTTAGAATCAAATGACTCTTGAGTAGTAACTTCTGAGTGCTCTTCCCATGTTTCGCCACCTTCTTTACCGTGGTCTGGTAATTCACCTAGTGCTGAGTCACCACCGAAGGCATCAACCTCATCTTCTGCTTTATCCCATGGTTGGTTAGGGTTGATGATCTCTTGATCAGGAGTCTGTTCTTCTTCTTCCTTATCACCCTTTCCTTCTGATAGATCTTCACCTTCTGGAAATTCTGGAGGTGTTCCTTGACCGCCACCACTTACAGGGATTGAGAATGATGACTCTTCCTGTGCTTCTTCCTTTTGTTGCTTATCAAATTCTGCTTTCATGTACTTAAATATATCCTTCGCAGCACTCAATGCTTCCGCAAATGTCTCAGCAACCCCTACAGCGTCCCTGAGAGGTGCCTCAGCGTCATTAAATGGGATCATTGCATATGAACCAACCTTAAAGTGAAGGTTAACTCTGTCAATGAATGATAGTTCTTCTATCTCTCTGGTGTTTATGTCGAAGAAATCGATATCATTGAGTGTCTCATAACCTTTATAAAAATCTTTTGTAAGACCTGGATACTTACGCTTCATTAACTTCTCGATACGAGCATCCTCTGTCACGTTAATGAAGGACATTGGTACTCCAAGTTTTGTAGGGTCTTCGTTTGGTGTGAAGAGTGCGTGTCCTACCTCATGACCCACGAGCATATTATATACGTCATTGCTTGTTTCCCAGATTGGGAGTGTCAAAACACGATTTTCTACATCAAAGGATGCTGTTTCTACTTTCTTGTGCTCCACGACAAGGTTCTCTGTTGCGAGGAGTTTAGCAAGGGTTCCTTTGATCTCGTGGTTCATCGTATTTTTTCGTATTTGTTTTGTATATACACATTATAATAGGAAACCCTCCGCTTGGGAGGGTTCAGTAGACACTTTGTCAAGTGGTTGCGTCTGGCTCGTGCTTGCCTTAATGCTTGTGGTTTTAGCTTTCGCTTGGGTGGCTTCCCAGAATTATGTTGCCAGTTGGGGGTGGTCATTGTCCTAAAAGGATGCTTCTGCTAGTGTATCATGTAAATCTGCAGCGTCAAACTGCACATAAGTCAACTCATCATTGTATACCCATCTAATCTTAGACCATATGGAGACAAATTCGTCTTCACTCAAGTCTAAAAAGAGTGCTCGCTCATTCCAATAGATGTGATAGGTCATGTGTCGTCTTGGATTTTCATGGTGGAAAAGTCGGACTGCTTATCGAATGAGATAATCCGTTCGAATTTATCTAATAGTATATCACCTTTATGGGATATTACAAATAGATTAGTATTCAGACCCAATCCCCTTAGAATCTTGAGTAGTTCATCAGTACTACCCTGATCAAGGGAAGAATCAAATACTTCATCGAGGATTAGTAAATTTGTACTAACACTGTTCTTCATCTTGGCGATTTCTCTCCAAGTAAAGAGTAATGCTAGGTCAATCTTCTGCTTCTCACCCTCTGAAAAGGACGCATATGAGAAAGAATCCCTGTATCTAGACAGTATATTCTCATTAAAGTTCTCATCCAGAGTGAAATTCACATAGAAGTCCATACTCTGAAGATATTTATTGATTTTATTGTTTATAACAGGTACGAATTTCGAAACAATCTTGGACTTGATACCGTCATCCCTTAACAACCCAGACACCACCTTAAGATTGTCTGCCTGTTTGTTCACGTTGGAACAAAACTTTTCTTTCTCTCCTAATTTCCACTCAAAATGGACTAAATCCTGCTTCTCTTGCTCTAGATTGGTTGCTTCACTACCTACCTCTGTCATCAACCTAGTATTTTCTTTCAGAATACGCATCTCTTCCTTGGTTAGTGCCTGTATTTCATACCTATAACCGTTAACAACTGATGATTTCTCTCTCAGATCCTTTACTTCGGTGTCCATACTATTAATATGGTCTTTGATCTGGGTATGTGCAACATTATACTCTTCTACCTTCTCTTTTAGTTCTGTAATCTTTGTGTGCTTGAGTGACTCATCAATAGTCTGAGTACATACTGGACAAGAATCATTCTTTTCGAAGAAATTCATGTCTTTTTCTGAGTCTTTCTTCTTAAGATTGATCTTGGTCTTCATTATCTTGACCTTCTCAAGTTTTTCTATTGACCTATCAAGTTCTAGGATTTGTGGAGTGATCTTATTGATCTCCTTTTCCTTCTCTTTTATCTGACCTTTGATCTCTTCTACTCTATTCTCATTCTCCTCAAACTTTTTCATCATATTACCAGTAGTTCTCTGGTCTACCTGCTCTAGGTTCTCTATATTTTTTCTTTGCATCTCAACCTTCTGTTGAGCAAGTTCTAATTCATACTCACATTGGTTTTTTTCTTCTCTAGTATCCTTCATCCTCTCCTTGAGGAGTCCATTCATGAACGAGAAGATCTGGATGTCCAATATATCTTCGATAACTTCTCGCCTGTTAGGTGCGGTAAGTTGCATGAAGGGGACAAATGTGGATGAACCAAGGATGACGACCTGTGTGAAACTTTTGTAATTGAGTTTGAGAATACTCTGTTCGAGATATTTCTGAGTATCTTTAACTGCAGCGTCCTGATCAAGGAGGTCACTGTTCCTAAAAATCTGAAAGACATTTGGTTTAACTGCTCTAATTACTTTGTATTTAATAGTTCCAACTGTAAATTCCACCTCAACCCTGAGTTCCTTCTCATTAATACTGTTGATAAGTTGTGATCTGCTGATCTTTCTAAAGGGTTTATTAAATAAAGCAAAGCACAGGGCATCCAACATGGTGGATTTACCTGCACCGTTACTCCCTACAATAAGGGTACTCTGTTTTTCACCCAGTGGAATCTCTGTGAACTGCTGTCCTGTGGACAGGAAGTTCTTCCATCTGATCTTCTCAAATTTAATCATGCAATGTGGGAGGAAATACTATATCGTCAGGTTGGATGACAGTGTAATGATACCCAAACTGATTACAGTTTTCTTTTACTTGGTCTTCATCAATCTCCATCATTCTAAGATCTCGATTGTATCCGTCTGCAACCAAGTGTTGATGATAACGTTCAGCATCATCAGGGTGCTCAAAAATTTGGACTACTCTTTCTTTGAGTGTCTCGTCCTTAACAGCATACACCCCTCCGCTTCTTTTGTCAACTAGAACGTACATCAAATCCTCTGTGCTTCTATGTAAAGTGATTTAAGGATAGCAAATATTTCATCCTTATTGTCAATTTCACTCACACATTTCTGCAAAATAGTTAGAGTGTCTTCTGCTTCTATAGAATCATCTACATCCTCTAAATGTAAGAACTGATCTTCTATAATTTTTAGGTCAGCAACATCAGCATCGTTAATAGATTTTAAAGTCTTATCAAATAGAACTCTATCCTCCTTCGTCTCAACAATTAGCTTGACGTAGCTACCCTTTAAGGTGTCATATTGTATATCAGAGGTCTCTTCATCCTTATAAACGATCTTATGAAACATTTTGTTGGGATTCTTATGAAAACTTAACCTCTTAGTTTTAGTATTTAGTGTATGGAACCCTCTTTCTTGACCGTAATCATTCCAATAAAGTTGGTACGGGTTGCCAAGGTATCTAATGTTACCCTTGGTACTCCTCATATGGAAATGACCTGTACATGTTAGATCAAACCTATCAAATTTAGAGGGATCGTCTCCGTGTTCCATGGTGTGACCTGGAACAGCCTCAAAACCATTAAGCTCAAGATGCCCAAGACAGATGCTCGCATTACTAGAAGAGATAAGATCGTAGGATCTTTCTCTGTTCTCGTCACATATCCAAGGTATAAGAAGAAAATCACACCCGTCAACAGATAGTTCAGTTGGTTCAGCGATAACTGTAATGTTCTCGTATTCAGCAAGTAATAGTTCTGGTGAGTTAACTCTAAGAGTGTTTTTGTAGTAAATGTCATGGTTACCTACCATCATATACTGCTTCACCCCTCTCTTTAGAAGAGGATCGAACCACATTTCTTTAGCAGCATCTAATGAATAAAAATTAACATACTTTCTTCTATCGAAAGTGTCTCCTAAATTGATGATCGTTTTGATCTTATGCTTATCAATGAAAGGGAGTACCGTTTCTGTATAAAAACTTCTATATTTGTCTATGTAATATTGGTTGTCATTTCTGACACCAAAGTGTTGATCAGTTATCAGTAGGATCTTGGATGTCATACTCTATAGTCACCTTCTTACTTATCCTACCACGAGAATCCGAATATGTCGAGTGCTCTATATTGATGTCGTCTTTCATCATTGAGATCTCATCCAACAACAGTTTTAATCTATCGTTTGTTCTACCCATAGCGTTGATTAGTCTCCACTCTAGACTTAATGTAGTTCATGTCTGAAGCATTTTCGTTTCCATCTGTGTGGAATACTTCTTCATAACCTTTGCGTTCCAAGATTTTTTCTCTAATAGATTGTTGTCTCTTCTCCTTTGCAATTCTCCTTAGATATGCATAATAAACTATCTGTGTGAAGTAAGCAAAAGGATTCTTAGATTTTTCTGGATCAAAATTATGTATGTATTGGATACAATTCTCAATACCATCTCCAATCATATCATCTCTATACATATAGTTTATAAAATTTGGTCTATATGATAGATGTGTAGCGATCTTAAGGAAGCATTCACCAATATAATTAGAGACACGAGGTTTAGGATCACCTGCTTCTTCAGCTTCAGCAATCTGTTGTCTATAGATAATCAATTCAGCTAAGAACTTCTTATTATCTACATAATGTTCTTTCTTTTTAGTGGACTTCCGTGCCATAGTAGTCATTTATATTAACTCACGGTTAGCATAATTATAGTTCATGGTGACACAATTGTAAAGGGGGCTTGACAAGCACCTTTACATTGGTTAGACTCAACACTGTTAAGGGTTGGAAGGATCCTTAGGCTCTTTTTTATACATATGCTCAAGATACGAGCGTGCGTCCTCAACTTTGGCGATTAAACCCATATTAGGACTCATAGGTACTTCCCCTCTTTCAGGTTCTTGTTCGTGTAATATTTCTTTCTTTACCCAACGTTTATACATTCTTATTGCATCCTTACTCATAGGAGCAATGCTGATAACTGATCTCTCTTCTAGAACAAAAAACTCTTCGTCGGAAAAATTGACCCACTTGATGAAACCAACAGCGATTTTTTGATCACTTGCGTTAGGTCCTTCCATTTCTACGATCTTAGTCTTAGCAGGGTGCTGTATGAACAGAAGATCTTCCTTAGAGTCTGGATCTTTTGTCAACAAAACCTCACCAAGGATCTCTTCCCCAGTAATCAGTTTGACTGTTCCGTGAAATTGTTCGTCGTGTCGGATGTAGTTAATCATTTTTTAATTTAACTTCTTTGATCTCGTAATCAAAATTCTCTTCCTCATATATTTTTCGTCTTGCGACTAAATGACGAAGAGTATAGTTAAGTTTGGAACCTCTCGCACAGTCATCCGCTATATCGAATAATGTAGCCTGTGCTTTGTTCTCACCCTTCCTAAGAACCCTACCAATAGACTGAAGATTTCTGACCCTCGACTTTGATGGACTCGCAAATATAACATTGTGCAGATTCTTAATATTGATACCAGTAGAGAAGGTTCCATAAGACGCTAGTATTATAGCATCCTTTTCCTTCTCACATATAGAACGTGCTTCTTCACGTTCCATAGCATCTATACCACCATGTATAAAGAAAATCTTACGACCTTCTCTTACTTTACTATTTAGCAATTCCCATAAAGGTTCTCCGTGCTTCTCGACGTAGTTAAATAAAATCAATGTGTTTCCCCGTAGGTCACACGCAAGATTTATGATGAGATTATTGCGTTTTGGGTGTGTAATTAGGTAATCTATCTCCTGAAAATAGTCATCAAACGGTACAAATCCATGCTTACATAAGAGGATACACACCTTCAGTGGTGTTAGGTGTCCTTTTTTCATGAGATCTATGGTCTTAGTTACCTGATCCACCTTACCAAACAAACCTTCCAACACTAATTGATGAGTTTCCATACCATCTAAGGTACCTGTCAACCCCACTCGGTACTTAGCGTCATGACATTTGTTGAGAATCCCTGTCAGACTTTTCGCTTTGTAAAGATGTGCTTCATCCCCGATAATGACATCAAAACGTTTAAAAAATTTACGGGGTTCCTTATAGATGCTCTGCCAAGTACTGATAACCACAGAAGAGTCCACATATTTTTCTGCACCTGCTTGGATTTTATGTATTTCATTTGTTCTCCATCCATATGATTTAAAATCTTTTGCCAACTGTTCTACTAAAGACACGGTTGGTACTATAATAAGTATGTTTCTATCAAATTTTAAGTGCCAACGCACTATGGCATAGATGATCAGGGATTTTCCTGATCCTGTTGGGGATAATAAAAGTTTGCGATGGTGCCTAAGTGCCTGATAAATTGCTCGTAACTGGTAGTCTCGTGCTTTAAAAGGTAATCCCAGTGATCTAACGTAGCCCGCAACACTCTCAGGGCTGATGATAGATTCCCAATCGTCTGGTCGTCCATAAGTACTGTCCTCAATGCTAAAATCATAACCTTTTTCTTCTAAGAAGTCAGTCACATAATCAAAAAGACCCGCATATATCTCACCAGTAGCAGGTGAATACAAGCGGATCTTACCATCCCATTTCCATTTTTGGTACTGTGGCATATACTTAGCACCTGGAACATCAAATATAAAATGTTCACTTAGTTCCTTGTGTACATGCGGTTCTGCAGTTACCTTAAGGTAAACCTCGTTTTTCTTGGTGATAACTGTCATCAATAATTCTCATACTTCCTCAGTTCGATAACGTTTTTAATCTGAAATCCTCTATTGGAGCACTGTTTAAGAACGTTCTCCAAATAATTTATACAAGTTTCGAGGTAGTCCATTTTCTGTTTGGTACGGATGAACTCATCATCTGCCCAAATGTATGTGTTGAGGTCACCTTTGAGTACCTTATGGTTAAAGGGATTATCTTGGTATACCTTCGATGGTGCCTTACCAGAATAGTACTCAAACTTTTGTTTATACATGCGGTTCTTCTTCATTTCAGCATCAGACAGCATCAGTCTGAACTGAGACCACAAGTTTAGGTACTTTTCATGTATGACAGTTACCTTAAAATTTTCCGTGTCAAGATCGTTCTGGTCGATTTTACAATCTTCCTTCCACATCTCACGGATGTCATCAAGATTCATGCTAATTCAGTTCTTCTCTTACCTGTTGTATCTTGGATGTCGTATAGATCATAGCGAAAGCTCACTTGAGCTACAGCATACTCCGTACCATCTATTGTAGCATTAAACTCTAGTGCTGACAAGGAGACAGGGAACATATTCTCGAACGTGACAAAGAAATTTGTCTGAAAATTACTATTTAATACTGCTAGTGATCCATCAGAACGTACATTGGTTAGTATTTTACCAGTGTCTATCTTCTCTTCTGACTTATCCTCTAGGTAAGTTCTTTCTGCTAGGGTTCTACCAGTTGACAAACCTCTCATCCAGTTATGTAGAATGAGATAGTTTTCTAAGTCCTCATCAATAAGGAACTGTAGATTAAGAGGTTCATAATTAAGACCATGAGCATCCCAAGGTATAGTACGACCCATAACTGTGGGTTGTTCTACCTGATTGATACTGATACCAGGAATGTTTGCAGTCTGTGCAAAGTAAGTCACCTTAGGAAAGTCTGATAAAACAAACTTAAATCCTATAGGTGACAGGAAATTCCTGTTCTCTATCTGTCCTTGGAAGGATCCAACATCCATTACTCTTCGTCTTTTTGACTATTTAGGTACTCAATGACCTCATCATGATCCCTTGCTGCTCTTTCGAAGGCAGCATATTGTGCTTCTATACTAAAATTATCTAATCCTTCTACCTCTGATGGTTCCTGTTTGATAACTACCTTGGATTTTTCTTGCTCATCCCAGTGTTCGTGTAGTTTATCCACCTGCACATCAACATCTCTCATAGTATGCTCTACTTTAAGATCAAACCACACTCGTTTTAACCATGCTATGAATCCCAAAGAGAAAAATTTTACGAATTGGTTGGGTTGTTTGTTTGCCCACCTCTCCATCTTGGCATACCAAGGGTCTACCCCTTTACCAAATGTCTTTTCGAATTCGTATTTCATTTTTTTGTATTCTGTTTTTTCTTTTTCTTCCTCTTAACATCTGCTATAGCATTTTTTATGATAGTAAAAGGAGTGTTAAGTAATTTCATTAATCGTAGATACCGTACTTTGTTAAATCATAATAAGGAGTTTCTAATGGCTCACCTTTAAGAGGTGTTGGTTCACCTATCTTTGCTAAGATATTAGCAGGTACTTCCTTCTGACTAATATCATAAGGTATAGGTGCATTTGATACACATACCCTTACACATTCCCATTCTTCCTCAGTAAGAGAATAGTTAGTCATCATGATCGTCCCATGGGTCTGCTAGATCTTTGTTGGCAAAGAATGCTTTGTACACACCAAATCCTGTTAGTCCAACGGTGAATACTAATAATGCTATCCCGAACGTTATGTTGGGGTCTGCATTATAATGTGGAATAATTGCATTGCACTTAGTCCAAGTACCAGGTAATGTATATACTGGTGGGCATGATAAGAAGAGATCTCTTATCGCATACATTTCACTTCCCATAATTAGTTGTCATTCTGTTTCTGTAATTTTTCTAGAACTGTTGATTCTTGCATAGGTGCAATATCATTTAGTCCGTTAGCATCAAACCATGGTGCGTCTTCCCAAGAGAATCCTTCACCAAAAGTGTTATCAGGTGCCATGACATACCAGTGACACTTAGCGTCAGGTATATCTACAGCACACACCGCCCAATCATCTGCCCACTGAGGTACTTGTACATACATCACTGGTAAGTGATTAGCAAAGAGTGATAGTATAATAGAAAAGAAAATCATCTTCTTACTATTGCGGGAACGTCACCGTCACCTTCATCATCATCTTCGTCATCTTCATTATACCATGGATCTGATATTTCCATGCCATTATTAATACGATTTTGCAATGATGCGTGCAACGGATCTTTGGTGAAGTTAACAACCATCAACTCATCACCATTTTTTACATCCTTTAACTCAGGATGTACAGGTGTCAACTCTTTCTTCTCTTTGATAAACCTATCATTCCAAAACATCAAAACAAATGCCTGATACAATAAGTACAGAGAACATATCGTAAATATTATTACCATTAAAATATTTATATCCTTAGTCTAGAAGAGATTGGTCTTTGGTATGTACTCTTTTGCTTTTTGTATGTACGGTAAAATTTCAGACTCTACTCTTTCTGCTACCTTATCTATAATATTAACATCAATATGCATAAACGGAGGAATAATTCCCAGTATTCTAAGAAGTCCATCAACAAACAATGCAAGAGTAGTAAACCCAAGAATCATAGAGATTATAGTTGCTTCTCTATTGTGTTTTGCCATTGATGCTTCATCTATTCTTCTGGCTTCTTCTACTGCTTCTCTGATAAGGGCATCAACTTCTGCTTTTGTATAGAATTGTCCTATTCCAGGTATGTCATGTAAATCCATTAGCCTCCTATTGCCAGTATTCGTCGAGTCTTTCTAATACATTCATTAGAATTCTATTAGCAGCTCCACGTTGACGGTCATCCCATTCTGGGTACCACGTTTTGTCATGAAGACCTGTCTTCATCCTCATAATATAAGCTGTCATCGCTACTTTGTCAAGCCTTCCGTTCATAATGGTAGTCCGTTCCTATTATTTAACATAAAAAAAGACCCCCGAAGGGGTCTTTGTGAAGTATATAAGCGATTGCTTACATTAAGTTGTCAACAAGAACTCTTCTGTAGTAGCGGTTCTTATTAGGATCAAGATCTCCACCGCCTTGGTCTGTGCCTTCCGCAAATGGGTTAGCAACCATACCGTAACGAGTCTTAAAGCCAATTTTAGGTTGGAATGTATCCTGACCTACGGCTCTGACCATTTGTAGAGGTACATATGGACAATAGAACAGACCTGCGTCGTATGCTGAACTACCTTTGTATCCTGCAACGTAGAAGTGTCTGTCACTTACGTTTGCTGAATAAGGGTCAACGTACACTTTGATGCGTCCGTTTAATGTTCCTGCAAGTGTGGAACTATTGTCATCTGGAAGTAAGTTTGAGTTTCCAGCTAAAGCAGGTGTGTAATCAAGTACACCAGCCATTGATAGAGCAGAAGCTACGTCTGCAGAACATATTAGAATGTTCCCTTTTCCACGACGAGTTTCATGCCCGATTGCGTTCATGTCTCTTTCGATCTGGAATAGAAGACCTTTAAACTTCTCAACTGACCATCTACCGTTGGAGTCAACGTCTAGGTCAAATACACCTGCAGTTGCTGTGTTGTTCTGTGCACCAGGTCTTGCGACTTTGTATACAGATCTTACAACTTCACGGTTGATTTCAGCAAGAACCTCTGTTGAGAGGATGTTTGCCAATTCTGACTCAGCGTCTAAGCCGTGAACTGCCTTAAGGTCTTGTGCTAGTTCTAAACTGTACTCAGCTTTGAGTGCTCTGGACTTCGCAGTCACAGTAACTTTCTCAATACTGAAGTTCATTTCAGCGAACTGGTTACCACTAGCATCACCTAATGCTTCAGCTTCTGCTGTAGGCATTCCGTCTGATGTGTTGTAAGTTCCAGATGCGTTTAGAAGTCCTGGGTTAGATCCAGACTGTGCTGTTCTACCTAGGTCACTAGCAGCGTTCTCTGCTGAGAACTCTGTGTCTGCTTCGTTAAAGAATGCTTCGGATCCAGCTGTACGGTTAGTACCATAGCGTGATCTCATCGCAAAGATAAGACCTGTTGGACCTGTCATTGGTTGTACCCCTGCAATGTCATAAGCAATAAGCTTAGGCATTGATCTCCTGATTAGGGAGATTAAAACTGGGTCAAAACCTGCTACAGGACCTGTAGCTGTGGAACTACCACTGAAACCTGCAGTACCAGCAGACATTGTGGGAGCAGCTTCGTTAAGAACGCCAGCTTCTTCCCTTAAAAATCTTTCTTGGTTTTCTAGCAGGACTGATGTAACAGCCTTTCTATAACCATCTTTGATATTGTCTATCTCAGAGTGCTCTAGAATGGGTGCCCATTTTTCCTGCAATGATTCTGAATTAAACATTGCGTTTTTCTCTTGGAAAAAATAGATTTACTTATTATAAAATCACCTTGCCCAACGGCTTAGTGCACTAGCATATGCATTCATTGCATCACCAGTTACTTCGCCACCCTCAATTGCAACGTCATCGGATTTCTCCTCAGCAGATGCAGGTTTGGTTGAGAAGTAAGACTCTTTAAGAGTATTAACTTTCTCACGGAAGGCTTCTTCATTGTTAAACTCAACAGCTTCAGCAAGAGAGTGTAGTTTCTCCTTCTGTGTGAGGGAGAGACCCTCGCTTAGCTCATTCACAATCCCATTCTTGATATAGCTGCCGACCTCTTTTGAGAGATCAACATTCTCTTCGATTTGTTGGTTGAGTTTTTGCTCCATAGTATCGAGTTGCTTAGTCATCTCATCAACTAAGTCAACTTTTTCGTCGGGAAGATCAATATGATTCTCGACAAAAACTTGTTTGAGACCAGCCATGACAGACTCTGCCATTTCGGTTTTGATTCCGTGCTCAATTGCGAGTTCGTTATCCTTAATCCAAGAATCCACATGGTATTTAAGGGTCTCGTCAACCTTTTCTGCAAGCTCGGACTTCATAGTCTCGACTTCTTCTTCTAGGACTTTTGCATAATCAGTATGCATACGCTCTAGTTCTTCGTTTATACGGGAAACAACTGCTGCTTCGAAGATAGTCTTTGCTTTCTCTTTAAACTCTTCTGATAGGTCTTCACCTTCAGTAAGAGCAGCAACGTCAGCAGAGAGATCGATCTCGATAGTTTCAGTGTCCGCAGGTGTTTCAGCAATAACCTCACCTTCAGGTTCTAGACCTGCTTGTACGTCTCCTTTTGTACTAAACTCTGCCTTCTGGCCAGAAGCAGCAGATGGTTTTGTTTGAGGAGGTGTAGCAGTAGGACCGCCACCAGTCTTGTACTTATTGGAATCGTCAGTAGGTTTAGAGTTCTGAGGTGTAGGTCCACCTAGATCTTGATAACCACCTTGTCCAGGAGTTCCACCTTCACCTTTGGGTTGTGGATCACCAGGTTTGGCGTTTTTGGTCACTGCATTTTCATCAATAGTTTGTTCATTAGACATTGTTGTCTCCCTCTGCGTACAATTTTGGTTATTTGCTATAGTTATTTATAACTTATAGACTTTTTAAGAATGTATCGAATGCGGAAATCTTCCTTTCTGAGATTTGAGATGCGGCTGCGTTGTTAATTCTGTCCTTAATTGTCTCCAATTTCTGTTCAGATACACCACTTCCAGTCCAAATCCATTCTTTACCTTCTAATATACCTTCCACAAATGCGTCAGGTGCTGATGGGTCTGCTACTATATCAGCAGCAGTAGCTAGTGTGAAGTCATCACACACTACCTTACATCCATTTTGTTCTCTAATAGAACCTAGTCCTCGTGAAGAAACACCAAGTTTGATGCCTTCATCAAGAAGTTCTTTTGTTACACGTCCCATAGGAGTATCAAGTATGCGTGCTTTACCCACATAGTTGTTACCTTCTTGTCTAAGAGATGTGATTAAATGTGATACACGATCTAAGTTTATGGTAGGACCTTCTGGATGACCGAGTTCTCCCATTGCACGACCCTTTTTAATATAACCTTCGTTATATTTTTCTACCTCTCTATTGAGAGTTTCCATTGGATACATGCGTCCGTTACGGTTTTTGATAGCACCCTGTAGAAATACACCTTCGATAAAGGTTTTGCGTTTGCTCCCCTTACCTTCGGTTATTACTTTGGTATCATTTATCGTTTCCGTTATCAGTTTCATCTGGTTTTACCTCGGTTTCGGTGTCATCTGACGGTTCTACAGAACTAGGAGTTCCATCTGCTTCCGCATCAACTTTCGCTGCTTCTATTTCGTCGCTCTCGTCTGGATTTTCTGGCACCTCTGGAGTAGGTGTAAACATTTGCTTACCCACTTCTTGTTTCATGGAGTCAATAGAGTCCATGGCCAGTTCCTTCATACGGGAATCAACGTAATCACTAAGATCTTTTCCACCACCGAATACGGTGTTAACAATATCAATTGAGCTTTGAGAAGGCATAATTATAATCGTATAATACTATTTAGATATCTCCCTTTTTATAATCTTTAGGATCCACTCCTGGTTCCTCTTCCACTGGTTCAGGTTCGGGAGGTGTCGCTGCTAATTCCATCTGCATTTTCTCAAGTTGAGCAATTTCTGCGGGTGGAACCACAAGACCAGCTTCGATTTCAGCCTGCATCTGTTCGTCTATTTCACCGAATTCAGCATCAGTCTGCTTAAGTATATAGCGTCTCATGTACTCAACACTAAAATACTTACCTACGAAAGGATCCATTTGAGCAAGAAGTGCCATCCTTTCGTTCATTACTTCCTTCTCTTTCATTTCAGAGAAGTAGTTGTCAGCAATGAAGTTGTATTGGATGTGCTCTTTAAACTCATCCCACTCATCAAGTGAGATAACACCCTTAAGAATCAACTGAGTCTTAAGAATATCATTAAAGAGATCCGTAAATTTCTTACGGAGTCTTACTATAAATTTCTGGAACTTAACTTCGTCTCTAGTGATTTCTGCACTACGTCCGATGTTAAATGAACTTTCGCTTTCTAATCTAGACTCAGGAACATTAAGTGCACGGTAAAGTTTCTTCTGGAAGTACTTAACATCTTCTAATTCACCTAGGTTTTGTCCACCTGGTAGTGTAGAAATTTCTGTACCTCTTCCACCTTCACGTCTTGGTAACCAGAAGTCCTCCAACATGGACATGAACTTCTTGTCGTCACGGATTTCTCCTGTGTCTGCATTATATACTAACTTATTCCTATAGCGAGACATAACCTCACGGAGGTATTGTTCTGCCTTTTGCTTAGGAAGGTTTCCTACATCAATGTAGAAAATTCTTCTTTCAGGTGCACGAGAAAGTCTGTATATAACTAGACTATCCTCAATCATACGCAACTGATTAAGTGCTTTAATTGCTTTGTGAAGATGTGAAAGCACATAGTTACGTTGCATATCCATCTGTCCAGAGTGGACATAGGTAACTGCATCGGGTGCGATTTTTACACCATTATTCTCGTATCCTTTTAATCCTTTAGGAGAATATATGTAATATTCTACGGACTTAGGTACGATACTTGTAACCTCAGGATCTACTACTCTCTGTCTATCCTTAGGTTTGTCAAACTCTATAACTTTTTTGATCTTTCTAGGATCAATGTAACGTAGTTCTGTAATTCCAAAGGCAGGATCGTTAACATCAATCATTTTATGATAAAAAAGTCTTCCGTCGATGTACCACCTACGGAAAATGTCGTATGCTTTTCTATCAAAATCTAATAAAACAAGAACGTTTTCGAATTCATCTCGAATAACGTTCTTTAAATTCTGACTAATTTTTAAATTTTGGAGGTCAATATCAACAGGGTGATCATTTAGATCTCCTGCTATTGCTTCGTTTACTACATCGTTGATAGCACTGTCTGCTTCTGGATGCAGAGACATTTCTCTGTATCTTCCTATGAGATCAGCTTCGCTTGCTTTGTTAGCAGCGTCACCCATCTCAACGTATTGACCAAAATAACCACCTGCAGCTATTGGACTCGCAGCGTCTTCTGATTCTTTACGCACAAAAGAAGGCTGGGTTCCCTTTGCAGGAGCCTTAGCCTTCTTTCGATCAAGCGAATAACCAAATAATTGAGACATCAATATACCCGTTTACTGTATCATAACATATTTATTTAGGGAAGTAAACTATCCCTATGCTGTAGGAGGTGTGTTAGTTGTACTTGTCTCTTCTCCCTTAATTGGTAACCAGTATTGTACTTGGAACTCAACTGTGTACTCTTCTGGAGTATCATTTGTTCCCCAATCTAGATCCAATGCGGATATGTTTGATGGCCAGATGCCTTCTAGTGTAGCCTGTTTGATGATTTCACCATCTCTTGATAGTTGATCAACAATTGCTCTACCCATGTACTCACCAGTACTCTGAGCAGAAGATCCATTGATCTTATACTCTTGTATGGTTTGTGCCCATGTTTCCATCTGTTGTCTAATTGTAAATCCTTCGTCGTTGAGAACAGTTACTGACCATGGTTCGTAAGTTCTGTCTCCTGCGATTTTAAGTTGACGACCTCTAAAAGGTACTTCTACAACTCCGATAGTTGATGCAGGGAAACTTGCTGCCTTTACCATGAACTGTGTAAGTTCATCTAAAGAAGTAGTTCCTTGTCCCTCATTGTCTTGAGTGGATGTTACTAAAGCATCATTTACTGGTTGTAGTGGTGTTAGCTGAGTCTTAGGTAAGTAGATACTAACCTGAAACAGGTTAGGTCTTGCCATTTCAGCGAACTTACCTCTAAATTGATCAATCGACTTAGCGTATGGTGCGGTTGTTGCCATTGCTATTTACTCCTGATAAGTTAAACGGGTTAATTAAGATACGATTTCAGAGAAACTAGCACCTGTTCTAGTTGCAGTGAATTGTAATGTGATAAAGTTAATAGACCTTGTAGGCTTAACAAATATCTCTGCGAAGAATTCTCCACGGTCAATAGCATCAGGTGGGTTGTTGCTACTGTCACAAACAACTAAGAAATCAACGATTCCTCTTCTTGATTGTACTCCACGAAGGAAAGGATTAACTATATTTTTAAATCCTTGTCTGGTGAACTCATCATTCATCTCGAATAACTGACTCTTAGCAGCTACTGAGATTGCTCTCTCAATCACTAAGAACAGACGACGAACATTGATTCTATCGAATGCACTTGCTATTCCTTGTGCAGTTTTGTCTCCGTAAAGGATGACTCCTTGTCCAGGGAATGAGCAGATTGGGTTGATACGAGCAGAATATAAACGATCTCTGTGATCTTTTAGAGGTGAGTATGCTAATTTAATAGCGTTTCTCAATTGTCCTCTGTTAAATCCTGCAGGTGAGAACCATGCTTCTTGGTTAAGAGCAGTGCTCAATGTTAGACCTGCAACGTCAGCATTACATGGTAAGTATCTATATTTATCGTTGTACTTGTCATAAATGTACTTATAGTTATTATCAAACACACCGTATGATGTGGAAGATAATGCTTCGAAGAACTCAATTACTCTGTCTACGACAGTATTAACTGAAGGAACTCCGATCACTCTATCTCTAGGAGGAGATATGAATGCCATGCAGTCCTTACGAGTAGCAGCAAGGTCAAGCATCTTCTGTGCTTTTGCTGTGCTATCTGTTAGGTTACTCATTGCAGGACCTTGGAGAATGTAATCAATCTCTTCTGTCTCTGCGTCAGAGTATAAGTCGTAAGAATCGAATAACTTATCCTTCTCTAGTGTGTATCCATCTACTCCACCACGAAGACTGTACTTAACAGTAGAAGAATTGTAAGTGTATAGTAGAGGAATTGCTATTGGGTTTGCACCAGTTGGATCATCTTGTGACTTAAGAGAATAAGTGTTCTTAAGTAAATCGTACTTGCGGTTAGTAACTGCATTACCGATATCACCTGTAGCATTACTATCAATATCAAAGACAGTATTTGCTTCGTGTGAACCCCACCAGATATATCTGGAGTTCTGTTTGATAACATCCTTATAATAGATGTTAGCACCTTGAGGTGACTTAGCGTCAGATCCCTTAGATACATCTAGGAATTTCTCAAGAATAGATCCAGGAACTCCTGTGATACCACCGTCACCATCGATGACTAAGATATGCATTAGGTCTCTGAATCCACCACGGTCTGATGCGTACTCAGAAGTACCAGGTCTAGGAGCAATTGCTGACCATTTCTGGTTAGGACCATAGAAGCGAGAAATATACTCTTGCTCTATTCCTGTGATAGTTACGCTATCACCATCGTTCTCTCCAGATGTAACTGTAGAAGAATCCTTAATAATTTGGTTTGCTGCAAAGTTTGTTGATCCTTCGTTGTGTGCAACAGTCAAACGACGTTGTATTTTCTCCACAACTGCAGAGTCACCTGTAGCAGAACCAGGAGATCCACCACTGTTTGCTAGTTCTGTGAATGTATCACCAACTTCTAGGTAGTCAGAACCAGTGTCATCAACTGATAACTCAATCTTACGAGAAGAAGCATCATAAGCAATGATCTTACCAGTAACGTTACCTGCAACAGCAGTGTAGAAGTTATCTGCTTCGAATCCACCAACTAGGTTGGAACCTGCTTCGAAGGTTACTACTAGAGAGTAACTAAAGACTTTAGAATATGTGTTAGTAGCACTTACGCTAACACCAGATCCTGCTGTAAATTTCCACTCATTACCTGATGGAGGAGAAGATAACCAAAGTACTTGGTCAGGACCAGCGTCAGTAGCAACAACACGGATAGAGTTTCCGTAAACACCAGGAGTTCTTGCTGCCCATTTCCAGTTATTTGCTGCCTCTTCCGTAACGGCTTCGTAAGTAGCAATGTTCTTAATGATAGGTGGCGTAACACCTGTGGAAGTTTCTTCGTTGATTGTTGTCTTATTAACTGTAACTGTCTGAAGTGTTACCGCACTTCCGTTAGTATGAGCAGCAGCAGTTGTTCCAAGAGCACCACGAGTAACGGTTAGGTCATTTGTTGCAATAGCAGTGACCTGTAAAATCTCAGAGTCGATCAAGATGTAACTGTTATTCTGTACACCTAAAGTAGCAGCAGAAGTAACTGTTAAAGTTGTATCAGAATCACTGTAAGTACCACCTTCATTAACTGTAGAAGCAGATCCTGCAGGTTCGATCAATGCGATTTGAGAAGATGCAGCGTGAGATACAGCAGATGTGCTCCATGCTCCACGAGTAACAGTAATGTCTAGACCAGAGATAGCAGTAATCTTAAGAATTTCAGCATCGATTTTAAGATAATCGTTAACATCAAATCCAGTTGCAGATGTAACTGTTAGAGTTGTGTCTGTAGCGTCGAATGTTGTCTGTGTTATTTGAGTAGCGTCAATAGCATTCTTTAGAGATGCATTGTCGGCACGCACTACTTTGACAGATCCACCGTATAGTAGGAACTGTGCAACTGCGAACCAATACTCATAGTTGTAATCATTTGGTTTACCAAATGTAGCAATTAGTTCTCGTTCTGAAGAAATTGTCTGAACCTCTTCTACAGGTCCTTTCTCAAATGCACCTGCTATAGCAGCTACATTATCCACCGTTGCATTGGTGGTATGAGACAGATCTCTTTCTAGTACGACAACACCTGGTGATGCTTGTGTTGATGCCATCTTTAATATCTCCTTGTGGTCATTACTTGGATGCTCTAATTATTTATTAAAAGGTACTTTTCCACTGGGGAAACTTAGCGGAAACTACCAATCTGGATAATCTGCTAGGTAAGGAGGTAAAGGTCTAGGTCTTCTTTTATTCTTCGTAACTCTAGTTATAGTACAGACTTTGCACTCATACGAAAAAGCAGAGGGTATTGCACCTCTGTCTTTACGAGTCATATAAAAATCTTCTAATAAATTCTTTTCATGTCCACATGTCTTACATCTTCTCTCTTTAAATAATAAATGTTCTAACTCAATCTGGGTCTGTATATCAGTATATGCTTCCATCATGAGAGGTATTCCCACATATAAGATCTATTTCCATACTCATCCATGACACCACCAGTGTTATCTGTCTGCCATACATCACCATCAACAACCTCTACCTCCTCACCTAGACCATCATCAACAAATCCAAAGGGTGCCATGTCTTGTTCTATACCTTCCCTTTGCTCTTTATACATTCTTGCTCTTACATCGGAGTCGTGAAGTTCTTTAAAATAATCGGAAGTTGCGAGCCAACTAAAAATAACCAAGCACATAGCAAGATCATCATTACAACCGTCCTCTGCTTCCCATGCTTGTCCTTTTTGGATGAAGGTTGTGAGTTCTGAGATGATGTCATAGTCGTTTAGTAATAATTTGTCGTCTTCTAGTAACTGTTTTAGGTTAGAACACCCTGTTTTCTTGACAGTAGTGGACATTTTGACTCCCAACTGTACTTTAGTACCAGAGAATCCTTGTCCTATCACCTGTCCTGCCCTACCACGCATAGCAGACATTAATAGATTATCATATTCTAAGTCAAATTGTAAAATATCTCCTATTTGTGCACCAATATCGTTAACTTCTACCAGAATATACGCATGATTGTACGCACACGCCACATCATGTATGATATTTGGGAACAATAATGGTTTAATTGTGTTATTTCTATACTTTGCTACCAACTGATAGGGTATTGTTGACGTATCTATCACACAGAAGGCACTATAATCCTTAGTTACACCTCTTGCAACGTCCACAGTAATAGTATATTGATGTCCTTCCTCTGGTTTTATATAAACATCCAGTCCTTTATTGCTAGTAATAGGATCTTCATAGGTCATAGTCCTCAATTTGGATGCTGATATCAATGTATCAACAGATCCTAGGAACTCACACTCAAACTCAACTCGGAATTGTTCTTCCGAAGTGTTGGCTATGGTCTGTTCTTTCCATACATCGTCTCTACCAGGCACCTGAGACCAGTGAACCTCCGTAGTTGTGTACTCGTTCTTACCTCTCTCGGCATCATGCCAGAGTTTGTAGAACATATTCATCCCGTGAGGGGTAGAAATGATAATAACTTTTGTTGATTTACCAGAAGATATAGTAGGATACACAGAACTGAAAAACTGGTCAGCAATATGATTCGGAATGAATGCGAATTCGTCCAGAAATATAACGTTAAAGGACATACCCCGAACAGCACTAGCAGAAGTAGAAGCAGCGAGGATTTTACTTCCGTTTTCCAATTCGAGTGACCCTTTGTTCCATCCGACAATACCCTGTTGCATCCATTTTGGGAGATTCTCATAAGAAAGTTGTAAGCGACCCAACATTTCTCTTGCAGTGGCTGCTTTGTTTGCGAGGATTGCGACATTTAC